ACATAAGCCAAGTTGCGGTTTTTAAAATATGTTCAGGTGCTATGAAAAAAATTGAAAAGATTGCTGGGTGAGGCTATGCAAAAATTTATAATAAAAGGGTCGCTTCCGAGCATGAACGAGATCATCGAAGCGGCCAAGAGTCATTATGGAGCTTATTCAAAAATGAAGAAAGAGTATACCGAGCTGGTCAAATACTCTGCATATGGGTTAAAACCATGCTCAAAGGCTACTCTTATAATTAAGTACTACTGTAAAGATAAACGGAAAGACAAAGACAATATAGCAGCTGGTAAGAAGTTTATTTTGGATGGTCTGCAAGCTGCAAAAATAATACCAAATGATAATTGGGTTGGCATAGAAACGTGGAGAGAGGAGTTTTACACAGATAAAGCTAACCCAAGAATAGAGGTAGAGGTGATTGAATGCAGTATATAGCTAGTGTTTCTTATGGGAAAGATAGTTTAGCTATGTTGGAAATAATAAAACAACACAATATGCCGCTTGACCGTATTGTACATGTAGAAATTATGGCTACAAATACAATACCTGCAGATTTACCACCAATGATGGAATTTAAACATAAAGCGGATAAAATAATTAAAAACCGTTATGGAATTGATGTTGAACATATACATTCAAATATAACGTATGAAGAACAGTTTTACACTAAAAAAACTAATAAAGCCTGGAAGAAAGAAAGAGTAGTTGGAACAACTATTTGACTTTTGTCGGACAAAAATGATACAATTTTTATAAAATTGATACGTGTCGCAAAAATACCCTTTTCAGGGTATTTTTTTTATCTGTTTTTAAAAGAAGGTGATGTAGTGAGGTGAGATAATGGCTAAAAAAAAACTGACAAAAGAATTAATACAACAAGCGTACGAATACGCAAAGAGCGGCAATACACGAGAACAAATAGCAAATAATTTGGGTATTGCTACAAGCACTTTTTTTGATTATATGAATAAATATGCAGAGTTTTCGGAGGCTATAAAAAAAGGGGAAAAGCTTGCAATATCCGAAGTAGAAAACGCTTTATTCAAAAGAGCAAGGGGATATGCATTTATAGAAACAACGGTCGAAACTTTTCCAGACGGAAATCAAAAAAAGAAAGTTGTGCAGAAACAAATGGCTCCGGATACTGGAGCAGCTATATTTATTTTGAAAAATAAAAAATCAGATGAATGGAAAGATGTGCAGGAAGATACACCAGATGAAAGTTTTGCCATAAAAGTAGAGAGGATACCAAATGAAAATTAATGCTGTTTACTATGATTATTTAGATGTTGACAACACTATACAAATATATTTTGGTGGTGCATCGTCTGGGAAAAGTTTTTATATACTCGGTCAACGTGTAATATTGCAAATGTTGCAAGGCGGAAGAAATTTTCTAATCACAAGGGCAACAGCCGTTTCACTCAGAAAATCATGTTTTAACGAAGTCGTGAAAAGTATTTATGAGAATGACCTCGGTAAGTGTTTTAATATCAACAAATCTGAAATGGTTATAACTTGCAGAAATGGATATCAGATATTTTTTTGCGGTCTTGATAATGATGCCGAAAGATTGAAATCAATAACACCAATGAAAGGAGTTATAACAGACATCATTGTTGAAGAAGCAACAGAAACGACAAAAAAAGCGTATCAGCAGCTTATCAAAAGATTAAGAGGTGGAAGTAATTCAACCAAAAAACATCTCATAATGATGTTTAACCCAATATATAAAACTCACTGGATATATCAAGAGTTTTTTAGTGGTAATTGGGGTGATGACGATAGGGTGAAAGAAATACCCGAAAAAGATTTATTCATTCTAAAAACAACATACTTAGATAATTGTTTTTTAACAGCAGACGACAAGAAAAGGATGGATGAAGAAACAGACCCTTACATGCAAAATGTCTATAACCTTGGTAATTGGGGTGTACTCGGGAAAACATGCTTTACAAAGTGGAGAACCGAAGATTTATCAGAATACAAATTTGATAGATATTGGAATGGTCTTGACTTTGGGTTTGCTGATGACCCGGCAGCGGTCGCAAGAATGAGTTATAACTCTGCTAAAAGAGAGTTATATATCTTAGATGAAATATACGCATCAGACCTTGATAACGAACAATTAGCACAATTAATCAAGGAAAAAATAAACAGGGAATTAATAACCTGTGATTCGTCAGAACCGAAGTCAATAGCCGAACTTAAAAAATATGGTGTTTGGGCAGTAGGAGCAAAGAAAGGGCCCGGAAGCATTGAAACAAGTTATAAATTTTTGCAGAAACTAACAATAATCGTTGATAGAAGGTGTAAGAATACAATCAACGAATTAAGTATACATTCATGGAAGAAAGACAAAGACGGCAACAGCTTACCTATACCGGAAGATAAAAACAACCATATGATTGATGCTATAAGGTATGGTATTGAATCTGAAATACTCAATACACGTGCAACTAGTGCAAATATTGATATATGAGGTGAATAATGCTCGGGATTAATGATTTATTCAATAGCTTTTTCGGTAACTATAACGAAAAATACTGTATAAACAATGGTTTATTTATTGCATATAACTCCAAAAATGAAATCGAAGCAAAGACAAGACAAATTATAGATTACAGTACCGATATTATTTTTACAGATATTGATTTTATACTAGGCGAAAGCATGGTAATAAACAGCAATACAACAGGTGCAGTCAATGAACTGATGAACATTTTGAAAGCTAACAACTGGGATAGTGTTAAGAGTTTGAATATATTACAAGGTTTGGTGTTAGGGAATACAGGTTTTAAAGTTGGAGTGGATGCAAAAGGTAAAGTAAAGTTTGATTTGATAAAAATAAAAGACGTGCAAGTAACTCCTACTTATAGTAGCGGTCAGATAATAGCCTGGACTCTTGAATATTCAATACCAGATGGTAGTAATGGTACGAAGAATATAAAAGAAGAATTCACACTTGATTTTTATAGGCGCGAAGAAGCAGGACAGGAAGTTGTAAAAGCACCTAACAAATACGGCAAGCTATGGTGCAACATAATTGCCAACAGGCCATCACTCGAAGCACCACAAAACGCGATTTGGCGAGGAGAAAGCGAATGGGAAAAATTTCGGGAGCTTGTTGACGAAATTAACTCTTGCCATTCCAAGCTGGCAGTCATGGAGCATAGATACGCAGATCCAAAATATATAGCTTCCAATATCCAAGATGTATCACAATTGTGTTTACAACATAAGTTATGGATGATACCAGAGAACGCAGACATAAGAATTTTAGAGTATTCCGGTAATGTCATGTCTGACATGCAGGAAAGAATTAAGATGCTAGAGAGTGCTTTAAAATCCAAAGCACCCGAACTTGTGCTGACTAGTATTGAAAACGTTTCTGGGATTGCTCTAAAGATAAAGCTAACGCAGTTTAGAAAAAAGATAGAGTATCTTAGAGGCGTATACTTCAAGCAATTTAAAGATTTATTTGAATTAATTTACGAAATACAGACACAGAAACAAGCAGAGTTTGAAGTATCCGCTTCTTTAATTTTGCCTCAAGATGATGCTGAACTTTTAAGCAAGCTGACAACGCTAGTTGGCATGAATATAGTAAGCCTTGACACCGCAGCCAAAGAGCTTGGGTATGACTACAAAGAAGAAAAGAAAAAGATAGAAAGAGAGTCTCCCTTCAAAATCGAGTAACAAATACAAGAAGAGAAGTGATGAAGTATGGATAAATACTTAGAAAAGTTAGACTATGTATCAAATAGTTTGATACAACAACTTGTAGAATTACAAAGAACGTACATTACCAATCTTTCCGAAACACTTGATTCAGATTCTGGTGTAACGCCTAAGACGATCGTGCAAAAAACTAAAAAAGCAAAAAAAATGTGGCATGAATTGCTTCGGGTACAACAAGAAAAATATAAAGAATCGCAAATTTCTTTTTTTAAAGACGTGATGGATACAGTGGGAAAAGATGAAGGAATAGGAGTCAACTTTGATGCTGTGCCGTGGGAGCAAATAAATCAACTTGCAAAGACAGGGCTTGTATTCATGCAGAATTACGAAGATGACATAGTAAAGTTTGTCAAAAGTCAGCTTTATGTATCTTTGCTGAATGGCGAAAGTTATAGAGACGCTTTGAATCGTATCAAACCGATCGGAAATAATAAAGCAAGACCGGCTGTAATGATACGTGACCAGATGTCAAGGATATATCAGAGTGCAATTAATACGGTATACAAAGGTGACCCCGACAAAGGAGATTATGTTTATATGTGGACAGGTCCAACGGACAGCAGAACAACGGAAATATGTAAAGCGAGGAAAGCAAAGAATCCTTACAGTATCGAAGATGTAGAAAAGTTAGACCCTCATCCACACATACAATGTAGACATAGATGGGTGAGAAAAAGTTTAGAAATTAATTATGAAAAATTTTATTATCAAGGTCAAATGGATAAAGAAGTAAGGCAAAAATTGAAATATGCAGAAT